AACACCCCATCAAGCAATACACCTCAAGCATCTGTCTATAGGGAGAACCCATCACGATACGTGGATGTGAACGCTCACAACACATATTATGATACAACAGAAGATGATGAAGACACACAACAAATCCAACAGTACAAAGAAACCACACGCAAAAACGTGTCAATTGCCCCTGCGCCAAGGAACATATCAGAAGCAGGATATACACCCACATATAGTCGTCAACAAACGCAAGCACACAAAAAATACCAGTATTCACCAATTGATGACGATGATTATGTTGAAGAATACGAAGACACTAAATCAGGTGGTTTTGCGTTTATTGACTTGTTGTTGTATATTGTGTCTGGAATCATTTTAATATTTGTTATGGAACAGTTTGTCAAGATTGGCATCTTGCTGCAATAGAAAAAATTATAAATATTCAAAGGTGTAAAGATAGTTTACCGGAAGGTTTGTAGTCAAATATGTTTTTATGTTGGTTGCCAATGCTCGAGGTTAACATACCCATCATGTCTTTTATGTTTGAGGATTGCTGATTGGTATTCCATGTGGGTGAAGGCTTGTATTCCATAGGGTTCTTGGGGAAGAATGTATTGTTTATAGGTTTGGACATGTTATGTGTTTGGGTGCTTGGCGTACCAACATTTACAACATTTACATCATATGGATCATATTTTGGGGGTGCTAAAGGGAGTGGGGTCATCATTTTCTGTTGAAGTTCTGATGGGATGTTTTGCATATATTGTAGTTGCTTGTTGTTTTGCATTTGAGAGGTATTTAAGTTATTATGTGTGTTGGGGTAGGTATTTGAGTTATCGTATAATTGAGGTGCAAGTGGTTGTTGGGTAATTTGTGGTGTGTTAGTTTGCTTGTATTGGGTTTGAAGAGGTTGAACATTGCGACTCTGATTAGGTGTCTGACTGGTGTTCACCGCAAGTGATGAAAGTGCCGACAAGGGTATCTGTTTTTTAGCTTCGTTTTTCCTATCTTTTATTTCTTGAAAGTCCCATGTAATATAAAATTTGTTGGGAAAGTAATAATCAACCCAAAACCCACTGGCAACTAAGCTTCTTTTACAATACTCCATGCAAGTATTGAGGTCAAACAACGGATATCCTGGTATATATTCAGGAAATTCAAACATACAACAAGTTTTTTCTCGTTCTGCCAGTGTAACTATCCTCTTTTGGCATATGTCCAAAACCTTTTCATAGCAAACACTTTTCTTTTCTTGTTTTTGATTAATTTTTCTGTGAATATCAAGAATGTTTAATCGTGCATGCATGTTAAATGAACTCATTTAGAGTGATGGTATATATCATCTAATAATTATATATACTTTTTGTTTGGTGTGAACGTGAAGATAGAGTGTTTAAAGGTAGCAAATAGATATCTTGCACAATTACAACAACAGAACACATACACAACAGGTAGATATGATACAATTAGTTTATCATAATATGGTGTTTTCAGGTGGGTCATTCAGGTCAATCACTGCCATCGGATGCATAAAGTTTTTGGAAGAGCATAATATGATGCGCGACATCACTACATTTATCGGTACCTCTGCAGGTAGCATTATTGGTCTACTTGCCACATTGGGTATGTCATCGACGGAAATGATACTTTTGATAAAGGAACTAATCAACAAGGATTACATCAAAGATCTAGATATGAGCGAAGTATTCAACCTCTTTCAAACATACGGTATTAATTCTGGAACAATCATAGAACGATTTATAAGTGAAGCACTTACCAAGAAATTGGGTCTTGGTGACATTTCGTTTTTAGAGTTGGCAAAACAAACGGGAAAAAACTTGGTGGTTTGTGTAGGTAATATATCCAAAGAGCGTGAGGAGTTTTGGAGTGTAGACACAACACCGGCAATGAGTGTTATTAAAGCCATTCGTGTGAGTTGTTCTTTACCCATTATATTCACACCTGTGTTGCATAAAGGTGATTTATATGTTGATGGTGGAATATACAATAATTTTCCCATTGACTTTTTTAAGGGGTCAAATTTTGCTAATGTTGTTGGTGTTCATGTTCGCTCCTTGTCAAATAATAAAGTAGATTCTATTTTTTCATACATGAACAGACTTCTTACTAGCACGATGAACGTTGCATGTTACAAAAAGACACCAAACTATCTTGTTGATAGTGTTGTTTGTATGGACATGGAAGATCATGTTTTGTTTTCATATGAAGATTTCAAACTTAATTTGACTGAAGAAACCATTGATGTATACGTCGAAAAGGGTCACAACGAAGCAAAAAAACAATTAACTAAAATCATACAAAAATAATTACTCACATGGAGTGCTCCTTGGCAAAGGCAACCAGTTCTTCAACACTATTTCTATTGCCATCAAACGTTGATATCTTCACATATTTATTCTTTGTGGGATCAAGTTTGACAGCAACAATGGTTGGATATCCTTGAACACCATAAGAATTGGCTGTTTCTTGGTTAGTCTTGTTCTCAGCTGCATCAAGTTTCTCAAACACAACACCCTTTGCCTTGTCACCAGCAGTGTCAAACACATTCTTATCTGACCCACTGGCTTTGTCAGACAGATACTCCTCGCAATAAGGGCACCAGTTGGCATATACCAAAACAATTTTGACCCTTTTATCATCTTGCACGAACTCTTCCCACTCCGTATTACTGAAGTTTTCAAAGTTGTTGTATCTCAAGAATGGTTTTGCATTACTTGGTTTTTGAATAGCCCTTAACAGCACGACAATACCAACAATAACCACAGCACCAATGACAAAAAGTATGATATTTCTGACATAATCGTTAAGTTTAAAGTTGAAACTTTTGAACATGGAAAATGTTTCAGTTTTATACTAAATGAAAAGATAATAAAAAACAAGCAAGTACCAGTTTAACTACACCAGAACAATACAAAACACATGTTACATCCGTTTCAACACTGATGCCTTGGTGTGTAATCTGTATGGTTTTCCACTTGATACAATGCTCCCATTGACATCAATGATGGATTCTTGAACAAGTTTAAAACGTGAAAATGTTACCTTCTTGTTGCGATGCTTAATGAGCATGTGTACAAGTCTTTGTCTGAATGCTTCTTCACAAGAACTAGTAAGTGCCACTTGAAAGCGTGGCCTTGTAGTTCTCGTGAATTTTCCCTCAAAGATCACATCATATACAACATACCCTTGTGGATCTATGAAAGCATGAAACATAACATAGCAATCATTAACTAGGTACGTGAATCTATCGACAGGTGTTTTACACAACTCAGCAATAGATTTCACAGTGTAAGCAAAGACTACAATGGAGAGAGCACCAATCGCAAGGGTTGTCGCAATATGAGAATACATACTAACGCCGATGATAACACGTTCTTTAAAACATATACATATTATCAAATTTTTTGATTGTGATGAATGTCAAAGCAAATCACTTAAAAAGACATGTATTTAAGGTTATACACTATAGATATAAAGCATAACCAAGAACAACAAATAACATCTTACATATATAAGTGTCAAAACATTGTTTAAACAAAATTCCCTTTCCATTAAGTATAGTTATATGACTACACCAGATATTGTGGTCGTTTCCAAGGATGAATTCTTAGTAGCCAAGGATAGAGTTGCGACCGCCCCACCTTGTGAAAAGCTACAACGTTTGTATACCTCATTATTTAAAGATTACGAATGTTTTTCAAAGTCAGAACATAGTGTTCCAAATCAAGGTTCTTTTACCCATACAACACATCATAGCAACAATAACCACTCATCCAACTCTAACAAGTTCCAGGGGAGGAACAATAACTCAAACAATCATTCTACTACAAATTCAAAGTATGTGAATAAGGGACACTTCAATAACCACCACACATACGGAAGTCAAAAGTCATCAAGTCACCAAGGCAGTGGAAGTCTTCGTCCAAGCAAGCCAATTACTAAAGTGTTTGACTCATCACTAACTAATGACCCAATGGGAGAAGTGAAAAAGAAAATGAAAGGGTTGCTAAATGTTATTAACAAGAATAATTATAAAAAGTTGGTATCGAAAGTCAAAGCAATCATTACTCCAGATAATGCCAAGACCGTTTATGATATAATCTTGCTAAATACATGCAATCAAGTATTCTACATTAATGTTTTCATTACTCTCATTATGGAGTTGTTAGCATTCATGCCAACAACACAGGAAGTATGTGGTACAGTTGTCAATACATTCATTGACAACTTTATTTACAAAAAGGAATACATAATGGTAAACGATGATGTATCAGATGGTATCAATAACGATTATGATATTTTTTGTGCACAACAAAAACACAAGTCTATGATAACCTCGAAGAACCTGGTCATTGTGGAGTTTCTTAAAAAGAGTTTCTCAAAAAAGTGGACTGTTCAATCATATGCTGATGGTTTGTTGGAAACCCTCAATGATATACACACTGATGCAAATGACAACAATGTGACTGAACTATATTTGGAGACCAACACAGATATCATTCTTACTCTTCTTAAAGACCTAAAGAATGTTGACAAGAAAATCAAACTGGATACTTCAATCATTTCTAAATTGTTCCAACATAATTATAATCAAAGGATCACATTTATGGCACAAGATATCATCAGCATGGAATGGAGTTGTAGAGCTTAATATAACGCAAAGTTATGACGAACATTTTCGAAGCCTTCAATTACATTATTGTTATCAACTGTTATTTTTTTTCCTATAGAACTGGAAACTGTGTCTGAGTTCTTTGCAAACAATGGTTCTTTATCGGCAAGGCGACTAGCCGTTGTTGCTGGTTTTGTTTCTTTATTGGTAGTGTTCACACCGGGTAATGAGTTAATACTTATAGCAGTGTTATTACTGGCACGTCTTGTCGATGATGCTGGGGCAGGAGCTGGACCAAAAGACATATAGTTGTTATTAACATCAGACTTTTTGAGGACTTTTTTGTTGGAGACTTCATCAATATCATCCATCAAAGCATTCAAATCATCCTCCATTTTTGTCAATTTGTCTTTCAATTCATTGATTATACGACGTTGAGAAAGTGTGCTGGCAAAGTCTTCTTTATTATTGTTCAATGACGATACAATGCTAGTCACCCAGTCTTTAGCGTGTTGAAGACTAGTCATGCTTTTCATCTTCTCAATGTTCACTTCACTAAACAATTCTTTGAAGGTTTCGGTCTTTAAGGAAGATGGAATATTCAAATCAGACACCCACTTTGACACATATGAAACCACGTCGTCATTGTTTTCGGATGGAATTGGTTCCTCGAGGATGAGTTGTTCATCCTTACCTAAAGGAACACTTGTTTCTTTCATTGTTGTTTTATTGGCAACTGGAAGTTTCTCATGTGTCTTCTTGGATGGTTTGGATTTAGGTACCTCTTCTTCCTCTTCCTCTTCTTCGTCGTTATTTTCAATATATTCCTCTTCTTCGCTTTCTGTATCTTTGAAGCGTTCCACACGCTTGTTGGAAGAACGGTCTAAAACATACATTAAGAAAATGATAACAGCTAATACACCAAACACTGTTATTACTACCTTGTTCTTGGCACTCAGCATTTTTACATTACTTTAGAAAATAATTAACATATGTTTTAGCACGTTCGATGAGCCTCCTTAGGTTTGACCTGTTGTAATCATTTCCTACAACTACCAATAGACGGTTCATTATTTTATGTGTCATTGTAACAATATGTGGATTGAATACCCACTTGTCTATATGTGTTGTGTATGATGTAATGATATGCTCCATGTAAGTGATAAATATCATAAGACACATTATTCCAATAACTATAAAAAGATGCTGGAAAGGCCTTACAATCCTTTTTACCAAGCACATGAACAATACATATAATGAGAATATAAATATAACTAATGGGGTATTTTGTGTTTTCATATGAGTATCGCTAATCATGACGTCAACTATTAGTCAAAGTACTCTATTATCAAAAAATATATAAAGAGAGTAAAATGAACATACGTGAGTACACACGCACCAAGTCAAGGTGCACTCGTTGTGACCTGGGGTATGTCATCAAAGACCATATTACACCAATTATGCAAATATTGACTAATCAACTACCAGAATTCAACTTCCGCCTACAAACCACAAAGTGCCTCAACACGAGTATAATGCTAATGATGTTTTTGGTGGGTAAAAAAGGAATTGAAATTGGTAATTATTGTGACACACGTGAAGTCGTCAAAAGACATAAAGAGGGGCAAGATAATAACACTGTAATAATGAATGCTCTGAAAAAGCAACTATTTTCAAAAAGGGAAAAGAGTAGAACCCTTTATTATATATTGCTTACAGATGGCTACTTTCCGTTTGCTTCACAAACTTTAACACCAACAAACCATGTGTATTTTCCAGGACATGTGTTTATTCTTGAGAAGATTTGGGACAGCACAGAGTCAAGACATTATTTTTACTTTTATCAATCATTCATCAACCAATATACTCTAAAACAACATATTGAGTTTAACAATGGACTGAAGATATCATGGGAACAGGCATTGAACCTTATAGGTAATCTTGAATATATTCTAAAGGCGAAACAATGGGGTCAAGAAAATGTTAACAAGTGGAAACAAATGACCTTTACGGATTCATCTCAATTCACTAACACAAACTGCCAGGGGCAATTTTTCTTGTGTTTCAAAAAGGCAAAGTCAACAATATGTTACAATAACCTTCTCGAATGTCTTCAGAAAGTAATGACCAACCTAAACAAACTCCCAACACAAAATGATAATGATATATATGGTGACCAAACTTTATACGATGACGATGCAAATCCACTGACTAATAAACAATTAAAACAAGAAGTATTGTCTCTGATGTCCAAAATATATATAAATAAAAAGAAATCATAATTGTAAGTGTCCATGGAATCTAGATCATCATACCCTTTAGTTATTTTGATAGACTTGGATGGGACAATCATAGGAGACATAACTCCTCAGATAATGTCATATGAACTCACAAAAGCATTGAAAACAGCCAATGTAAAATATTCATTTGATATTGCCGATTTCAAGGCAAAGTTAAAAACGGGTCTTGTGCGTCCCTATTTCGATACTTTCATCAAAGCTTTGACGACCACCATTCCTAATGTGGAATTTTTTGTATATACCGCTTCGGAAAAGTCATGGGCAGAATTTGTCATCAAGAACATTGAGCAAAGCATGAATATCAAATTCAATCGTCCTATTTTTACTAGGAACTTTTGCATAAATCAAGATAGACAGTATAAAAAAAGTCTACAATTTATATTTCCAACTCTTTTGAAATGCTTTAAAAAGAAATATGGCGTCATGTTTTCAAAAAAGGACTTGTCATCTAATATTCTTATCATAGACAATAACAACGTATACCAACCTCAAGAACACAAACACCTGATTGTATGCCCTTCTTATAATTATAGAATCCCTGAAAATATTGTATGTAATATAAAAGCCAATACTTTCAAAACTCAACACACTCTAATTACTTCAGTTCTCAAGAAATACATTCCCATTAATTCCACCAATGATTACAACATGTTTCAAAAAGACTTCTACTTGTTCTATGTAACATTCTTAGAACAAGTTATTAAAAATAATTTACGTTATGCCAATGACAAATTTTGGCTTCACTTAAAAGATGTTATCATTAGTCAAAACATTCAACGTTTTGATGAACGAAATGTGAAATACATCACTAATGTATTGAGGCAGAGATCAGGAAACCATTCCATCAACGTCAACAATGCAGGTAACCAACATGCATATCAACATAACAATCAACAGATTCAACATATTCAACAAAAACATTTTGTACCAAGCATCTCTCATGCTCCATCAATCACTTCATTGCGAAGGTCTGCTTCAACATCATTCTTTTGAGTTGTTAAAGGCTTTTTGATAATGTGAGTATACACAAAGTACAAACCTTGATTCAGACAATCGGCACAATCGTCCTTTTTGCTTTGTTTTTCAAACCATTCTACGAATTGAGGGGCAACATTAACAATATGTTGCCGTGCAATGGCAATGCTCAACTTCTTTCGGTCTTTATAAGTTTCTTTACTCGCACTTATGTCTCCATTTATAACTTGTTTAAGCTTGTTGGATGCAGAGATAAACCTGACCTCTTTTACATTTCCAAATTGTAATTTCAACATATTGAAATATGTGTATATGACAACTGCAACAGTTTTCATGAGACCATTTTTCAACATAGGTTGATTCTCTATCAACACCACATCAGCGTAAAATTCGTCATTGAATTGACCCATGAGCGTTTCTAAGACACATTCTGTTATTTCTTCAACCCTTATTTTTTTACAATTTTTATCGGTGATAGCAATGTTGTCCCACTCAATCACTTTCACGCTATTATCATTATTTGCATCTAACAAACAGTAGCTAAGGTTCTTGATACCCACATCAATAGATAAGATACTCGGCATGATTTTCAATACTATTTCTGTAAGATACACAAAGTTGTTTAAACTATTGTTAAAACACAATGATATCAATATCTACGTCTTTAAAAGTAGGTAATTGAACCACATAACTAAGGTTTGATTTAAGGTTGCGTTATAATTGATTTAAAGTTCTATAATCTCTTATTAATTACGAAACAACAAATAGAAACATGAATATGTTTGACAAAGATTTAGGTTTGGACCTTCTTATAAATAGGAAAAAAGTTGGTAGCGATGTAGCGTCGTTGGTGAGTGGTTCAGGTGAAAGTGGAAGTGTTATTGACATTGATAGCGATGCTGGTAGTATCAAGAGTATCAACATCAAGCCAAACGTAGTTGATGTCAGGGAACATATGCAACCATCAAGACAACGCATGGGATTTAACGGTCGACAAAATGATTATGAAGAGGAAAGCGAGGTATATGATTCAAACTCTCAATCAGGATCAGATGGTACTGGTGGCACTGAAGAACAATCCATGCAGGGCTATCCTACCAACAATTACAACCAACAATACAACCAGCAGCCACAAAGGCGTATGATGAGTGAAGAGGAAATCATCAATGCCAAACGTGAGATTTTGTATCAATTCGAAAGGATGGAACGTAAAGGTATGCAACTTCCAAGGAAATTCACAATGGCCTCGGGCCTTGAGGAGATGCGTCTTGAACTTGATAGGTTGAAGAAAGACCGTGAGATTGACCAAAGTGTCAAGTTTCAAAGGAAAGTTATGATGACCGTTGTGACTGGTGCAGAACTTTTAAACAACAAGTTTGACCCAGTTGGTGCACGTTTGGATGGTTGGTCAGAGTCCATCAATGATAACATTGATGACTATGATGAGGTGTTTGAAGAGTTGCATGACAAATACAAGGGTAAAGCCAAGATGGCTCCAGAGTTCAAGCTGATGTTTATGCTTGGTGGTTCGGCCTTTATGTTCCACATGACCAATACTATGTTTAAGACACAAATGCCAGGCCTTGACCAAGTCCTTAAACAAAATCCTGAACTCATGAGACAATTTGCGGCAGCCACTGCATCAACTATGCAACAAAACACTGCAGAATCAAACCCAATGATGAGTGGTCTCAGTGGTATGTTTTCCAATATGTTTGGTGGTAACTCTGGACAACAACCCAGTGCCCCTCAACGTCCACCCCAACCTCAATATGCCCCTCCTCAACAGGCTTCACGACCCAACATGAAGGGTCCTTCTAATGTAGACGATATTCTGAGGGAAATTGAAAGAGAAAACATGAATGATAGGGTGGAAATGATGAGCACAATTACACAAAGTGAACTCTCTGAGTTGGGAGATGATGCAAGCATTAATGGGTTGTTGATGAACAAGAGGGGTAAAGGTGGTAAGAAAGGTTTGAACCTTGACATCTAAATGTATAATTTGGACTGCAGGTGTTTAATTGTACAAACCATTTGACAGAAGTAAACACCTATATTGTGTGCGAGTTCACATGCATTTTATTTTTCTATGACGTTCTCTATAATAATATCAACACTCACACAATAACATGTCGGACAGTAATCTTCATCGGTACTCTTCTGTGACAAGATTGACAAATCTTCCTAGTCTATCAAGGCTTCAGTTTCAACCTTCACTACCTTCATCGACACACAATGATTTACAAATACCATCCACTACTTCATGGGGAACATCTTCTTCAACACCATATTCAACTTTAGGTACAAATCACAACACCATATATTCGTCTTTGAATTCACCGGCGGCGAATGATATTCATACACGGTTCAAAAAAGATGTGATGGATTATCAGGACGCGATTTTAAATGTTCTTGCTAAAAAGAATGATACTTGGGAGACAGGGAACATGGAAATTCTTGGATTCACACGCGACGAAATTCTTGAATTTGAGGCTATCAATTCCTATGTTTCAAAAGGTAGAAACAAACTGTTGAGTTTCTTAAAAGAACATGGTGAGTGTGAAACACAAAGTGTATCCCTTGCAAAACGCGTAGATGACACAAAAGAAGCTATTCGTGTCATCAAATACAATATGTTCTCACTTGAAGATAATCATGCATCATTCAAAGAACTCAGCAATGAGTTCATGAATGAATTGTCAAAAAAAGAAACAGCTGCACTTGAAGAATTGCAATCTGAACAAGCCATCACAGAAATAAGGAAAGATAACGTTGAATGTGCTATCAAGTATCTCTTGAATACGTATAACATTTTGAAATCTACATCAATAACCCACATATGTCCCATTTGCCTTGTGCACGAAATTGATACTTTTATTGATCCATGTGGTCATACTTTGTGCAACCACTGTTCCACTAAGCTATCATTTTGTCACATGTGTAGAACAAAAGTTAAGATAGCTAAGAGCATGTATTTTTCATGATTGACTTCAACCCGAGCAATACTCACACACATCTCCATCACATACAACCTCTCTCGGCACTTGCATGTTTGAAAGGGAAGCTTGAGGTTCGACTGATGATGACTTGTTTCCATTAGTACCTTGCTTTAGGTTAGTGAGTTTGACCATGTTGGGGTCAATTGTGAATTTTTGTGCTTGTGCCTTTGACCTTGTTCTCAGATAATAACAACCTGTTTTAAGTCCCTTTTGCCAAGAGTAAAAGTGCATACTGGACAACTTTTTAAAGTCGGGTTCCTCAACAAAGAGGTTCATACTCTGAGATTGACATACAAACACACCACGGTCAGCGCTCTGGTCAATCAATACTTTTTGTTTCAATTCCCAAGCGGTCTTATACAAATCTTTGACTTCTTTAGGAATTTCATCAATGGCTTGGATGCTTCCATCATTAATAATGATTTTGTTTTTCATGTCTTTACTCCACATGCCAAGTTTGACAAGGTCGGTAATGAGATACTTGTTAATGATGATAAACTCACCAGCCAAAGTCTTGCGCTTGTAAAGGTTAGATGTAGTTGGTTCAAATGCCTCTGTGAAGCCGAGTATTTGCGATGTAGATGCGGTTGGCATCGGTGCAAGCAACAAACTATTTCGCATACCGTATGTCATAATGTCTTTTTTAAGTGTGTTCCAATCCCAGAGCCACTCGTTTGTTGGAGATACACCCCATAGGTCAAATTGCAAGAGACCCTTTGATGCAGGTGAACCGTCAAATGTGCTATATGCACCCGGATACTTAGCGTACATAATCTCATACTCGTTCAAGTTGAGTCTATCATGGAGTTCATCATAGGTAATTTTGTTTTCATCATATTCGTGTATGAGTTTAGCACGTTTTTTACTGATTTCCATTGATGCTTCACATGAACCGTGATAAATGGTCTCAAAAATGTCCCTGTTCAACTTCATGGCTTCGGGGCTGTCAAAGGGAAAACGCATCATTGTGTAAGCATCAGCAAGACCTTGGACACCAATACCAATGGGTCGATGCTTCAAGTTACTCCTACGGGCCTTCTCAACCGGGTAAAAGTTAATGTCAATCACTTTATTGAGATTGCGAGTGACTGTCATGGCTACATCATGAAGTTTTTGGAAGTTGAAGACTGGCTTGTTGTTTTCGTCCCTCTCGATGAAAGATGGAAGTGCGATAGATGACAAGTTACACACTGAAATCTCGTCTGGAGTTGAAATCTGTAGGATCTCAGTACAGAGGTTAGAGGACTTGATTGTACCAATGTTCTTTTGATTGCTCTTTTCATTGGCTGCATCTTTGAACAAAAGATACGGAACGCCTTGCTCAATCTGCATTGAGAGTATTTGCCACCACAAATCTTGAGCTTTCATAGTCTTCCTGGCACGTCCTTCTTGTTCATATCTCTTATACAATTCATTAAACTCTTTCCCGAACACATCACTCAGACCAGGGCATTCATCTGGGCACATCAGACTCCAAATACCGTTATCTTTGACACGCTCCATGAAAAGATCGGGTATCCACATAGCATAAAATAAATCGCGTGCTCTCTCCTCCTCACTGCCATGGTTTTTCTTCATTTCCAAGAATGCCTCAACATCAGAATGCCAAGGCTCAAGATACATTGCAATACTACCATTGCGGCGACCTGCCTGGTCAATATACCGAGCAGTGGTGTTGAATACCCTAAGCATGGGTACAATGCCACTTGAAATACCATTGGTGCCTCTTATTCTACTTCCCTTAGCCCTTACATTGTGGATATGCAGACCAATACCACCTGCATACTTTGATATCATTGCACACTCTTCCAACGTATGAAATATGCCTTTCACGCTATCGTCTTCCATATGTATCAGAAAACAAGATGAACATTGTGGTCTGGGTGTCCCTGCATTGAAGAGGGTCGGTGTGGCATGAGTAAAAAACTTTTTAGACATCAATTCATAAGTGTTCAAAGCCTCTTTGATATCTTTACCATGAATGCCAAGAGCCACACGCATCCACATTTGTTGTGGACGCTCAACAACAGCACCATTGACTTTCATCAAGTAAGACCTTTCAAGTGTCTTGAACCCAAAGTAATCAAAAAGGTAATCGCGGTCATACATAATGAAGCTGTTCAACTTCTCCTTGTTCTTCATCACAACTTCATAAAGTTCATCACTGACTAGTGGATTCTTCTCACCATGAACATCAACATTATTATAAAGGGTATATACAGTTTCACTGAATGAAGGAGATGTCTTCTTATGGTGATTTGAAATGATAATGCGGGCAGCCAAAGCACCATAGTCTGGGTGGTCGGTCATCATAGAACTACACAAATGTGCCGCCAACTCATCTAATTCGCAAGTCTTTACATTATCATAAATACGACTGCACACTTTTTGAGCAATATCAAACACGTTTACATCGAGATTTTGTGAGATGTTTTTGATTCGGGTAAGAACCTTGTCAAAAGAAACCTCCTCACATTCACCATTTCTCTTAATAACCCTCATCATTGTCATAAACTAAAAGTGTAGTTATTTAATACAAGAAATAAAATGTTTAAATCCTTTTTTCTTGTGTCATATTAAATATGAAGCACTTCAATAACACATTGTTGGTAGGTGTCTTGGTTGTCGTTTTGATAGTTGTTGTTATTCTGCATTTTGTGAATATCCAAAAGAAATCACATACACCGTTGGTATATAACTTGGAGACATATATTGATAATCAAGCAAGTTTGCCATGGACAATCTATAACAAAAAGTTTATGAGGCAAATTGAGTTTGCTCCACCTCACGTTCCTATTTCCGCGAGTTTCCGCGCCCTTCCAAGTGACGAACAACTTAGTAATGTTAATGCTGGTCAATGTTTGTCATTGAACAAGCCAGCATTTGCGAACGATAAAGGTCTATCCATCGTCAAAGAGCAAGAACTAGTCTACTCACTTAGACACGAATGCCTTACATTGCCATATGTCCGCCCTTCGACACCAAACAATTTTTCAATAAAATTCAGAGGCAGAAATGATTGGAATACGTATGTCTATCTCATCCTTCTCAACCCTCTATATGTGGAAATGAGTACCCATTCATCTCCAGCTTCCACTATTGCATACTTTCTGAAAAAACCCGATGGCTTCACCATGAACAACAAAGGCATTGGACCATTTAATGCCCCAACTTTTGACTTGAAAACTGTTAACTTGACAACTGTTGACTTCTTAAAAACAACCTGCAAACAATTCATGTCATCACCCTCTGCAAGCTCATTCAACGCAAACATACCTGCTTTCCCCGAAATTCCTTTGATTGCAGTGCATGAAGCTAACGAGCAATCAACAAATCCAAATGATATTGATGATTATACTTTGTTCACATATCCTAACTATAACAAGAGGACATACACACAATTATCAATCCAAGATAAGGACGTTTTACAGATACGTGCTTATTATTTAGACGATATCAAACCATCAACACAAGCATTGATCCGTTCATTGAACTATTCTCAAAACCCAACAGGTGCATACAAAGTCTTTTTGTCAAACTTTGATAATACAACCGATACCCAAATCATCAACGCATACCCTTACACATACAATATTGGTGCAAATTTGTTCCGTGAATTATGTAAATACATTTATAGATGTCATAGCAATTCTATTTATTTTCCCGTGTTTACCCTATCATTTGACCTCGCAATCAACAAACGTACATTCTCACAATCATTCAATAAAAATACTCGCTATCAAATTCTTGAAATGTGTATGAAAAATGGCATCGGTGCTCAAACATTCAGTTGTGTCAATAATGTTGACTATAGCAAGACCGCATTTGTCAAAAATGCTAATATTATTTCATGTGCATTGACAACCGCAAACGATGATACATGCTCTTTGGAATTGACTACCAGTCGCAACGGTTGCACCTACACATATGCAAATGTAGGTGATATTCTAAAGGTTTCATTACCTATGGTAGATACCTCCGCCACTGCAAAAACAATTGTTACCGTTACACCCTACAAAATACATGTGTTTGTTTCATGGCACAAACCATTGGAAGGTATGCAATGGGTTTACAGTGAGAAAGAAATTGCACCAGGTAATGACTTTGAAACACTTTTTACAAAGAAGAAACTTTCAAACAATACCCTGGCGGACATTGATATAACAGTTGTGCCACAAATTATTAATCAAGTCAATGAAGTTAAACTTGGTTACAAGAATTTTGCTCTTGAATTTAAAAATAATACGTAAAATTTGAAGTCTTATAAATTAAACAAAGGTTTATAATATATTACTATGTCTTATCTACATAACTCATGCTATGCTAAGGTTGCGCGTAAAGCGTGCACCGATGTGAGGTTGATGGACTATTTAAGAAAAGTGTGTAAGAGTGAAGCAGAATTCAAGCACATGTGGATGTTAGAGTGTTGCAAGAACAAGGAAAAACTACAGGATATTAAAAAAGGCTTGTTGAAATTTCATCTTAACCATGATGAGTTGCCAAAGCAAAGCATAAGGAAGGGACGGTTTTTGATAACCTTATCATCCCCGGTTGCGGTACAGAAGGGAAGGTTCTTGGTTACAAAGGTGTTTATGTTTAAAAAACCTGAACCCAAGAAGCCCACTGTGACGAGGAAGGGAAGGTTTGTGATTACGTCTTACTGATAATTTTTTCTATTTAGTGCACTCATTTGCATTTTTTATTCATTAGGGTCCTCGATGAAACTATAGCCAATGACTTTGGGTTCAGGTTCAGGCTCGGGCTCGGGAATGGGCTCTGTTTTCACAACACATGGGACTTCGACTTTCAAAAAATCAGTGATGGGCCTCATACGAGTTGATTTGCTAGATGGCTGAGTGTTCTCAATTGTAATTTTTTTAAGAACTTCAATCTCATACTTTTGAGGGTTCTGTCTATAATGCAATATTTTGCCCCAAACCTGTTCTAAAGCTTTTAGTTTCTCATCAACGAATGCCTTGTCCATTTCTACTCGCTTTAAATTGTAATGCGAGAGCCACCAAAATTTGATGTCGTGAAACTCTTTCTCTGTGTTTTTTTGAACCCATGCATCAATAACACTAAATTCTGTATTTTTTCCGTAAATGTGTGAAGTCATTGGGCTGTATGTATAGGTCTTCTTTCCATCCTCTTCCATGTGTTCCAAGATAATACCCTTGATGTTGTTATCGTCAAACGCTTCTTTGAACTCATCCCATGTCTTATATAGTACAAATTGACATTCAAAGTAATCACACTCCGTTAAGCCACATACTTCAAGTTGTCCTTGAATTTGATAATAGTATTGCAAAGGCACTTGACCACCAATTTCAATCTTCCTCTTTGGTGGACACTTGATTTCAACCATTACACCGTAATCGGTGATGCCATCGGGTGAGGCTCCGAAGAATGATTTTGTAGGATGTGGTAAAAGTCCAAACTCGTGGATGACGACATCACTATGTATCATAGAATATACGTCATTGGCAACGGGTTCAAACATATTACCCCATTGGAAGAACGGGTTTGAAAAGGATGCACCTGACTCATCCTCGGGTCTAACCTTTTTCTTGAAGATGTCCGCTTGTGTCCCAAACTTACCTTGACCCAATGCTTGGGCAAAGTCGCTGGCTGTAATAAGGTTTCTCCTCATCTCATACCATTGCTCACTTTTTTGCTCAACGAGAGGAAGTTCAAGTAGTTCTTGAACCTTTTGTTTATTAACATTCAACTGGTCAATCCTAGAGACAATGTCATCCTTGGTATACTTGCCACCT